TTTAAGCTACCCAAGCCCGCATAACTATGGACTAAAATTCCCCGACCCGTACTGTCATCTATTTCCATTACAGCCATAGCAAAGTAGTCAGCCGAAGGACTATCGCTCATATTAGGGTCAACACCTAGAACATAACTCTTGCCAGATCTACCAACCACCAAAGTAGAAGGCTCTTCATCGCCCGTTAAGGTGCATAGGTCCATCTTCTTAGCGCTAAAGTAGCTGTCACTACCATCTGTAAACTGAGCACAATATTCTCGTTGAAAAGAGAAATGAGAGGAACCTCCATCTGAAGCTTCATTAATAATAGTCCTGTCTATCATTTCCTCAGGCAGGGCTTCGTAACCTAATTGGGAGACAAAGTATTTAGCTTCTTGTTTATCTTCTTTGCTCTCTATTTTGCCTACCCATTCTTGGTATGTCTTATATAAATTTTCAAAAGTGTAACTCGCAGAAGACAAAGCTATCATCTTTGAGGTGTTCGTAAACACGGTTCTGTCCTTTTCTTCGATTGCTCCCTGCTGTATTAATTCATCCTCTATTTCCCTTATCTGCATTCTTCTTGTCATGTCTTGGGGGGCGACCAAGAAGGGCATTAAAACATTTTTAATTATGTCCTCTGGCAAAAGCATAAACTCGTCAAGCACAAGTACGTTAGCACGAAAACCACGAATCTTTTCGCCACTTAAGGGGATGGCTGTTATAGTACCGCCATTTATTTTCCATTCGTACTGGTCATTTCTTTTTGTTTTAGCTCCGAAGGCTTGAGCCAGCAGAGCAGCTTCCCTAGTCTCTACTATTTTCTCTATGTTATTAAAAATGAATCTTGCCGTACGAAAAGTTGGCCCAGCTATAAGTATTTTAGTATTAGGCTCAAAAATGCACTGGAGGAAGCAATATATAGAAGCTATAAAAGACTTGCCGCAGCCACGGCCCCATACGCACATACTGAAGTTCCTATTGAATAACGCTCTCAGCGTTATTTCCTGATACGGAGCCAGCTTAATGCCAGTTAAAAGATATGTCGTAAAGTATAGGTTGCTTCTCAGAAACTTTGCTAGAGTGATTTTCGCCGTTTTGTCATCAAGGAAGCCTTCGAGCCTAGACAGTCTATCGTTTACGTCTTCGACTTCTATTTTATATTTTTCCGGGCAAGACCACATATCATAAAAGTTTTAACTCGTAAGCTAATTGTAGGTCTATGTCTCTATAATTCGTCCCACAGAAGAATAGCTTCCTTGTTAGTCTTGTAGCTTCTGTTCTGCCTTTGGCGAAAAGGAACTGGACGTTATCATGCTTCTGAATTATGTCTCTAACGTTTCTCATTACAAACTCAGGCGTTACCTGCACTTTTTTTGTCACATATTTTAGATAGTTGAACTTCATCATATTATCTAAAGAATTTTCGACGACTACCACAACATACGCGTCCTTCTCTTTGGCTCTTTCTAACTCTCTAGAAAATCTTTCGCAGCCTCCTGTGAAAGTTCCTATGAAATCTTTAGTCTCTTTTCTTTCTACGTAGCATTTATTATCTTCTTTATCGAGCCAGTAGTCAGCAAATTTCAAGCCCTCTCTTCTTGTCTCATAATTTATGTTAAGAGGCTTCTGTTCTCTGGTGTCGATAATTATCTCGTAGCCTTCTTCTATGTTTTCTTCTATAGGCTCAGTCGCAAATTTAGTAAATCTAGGAATTAAACCAACATCTTTGCAAGCGTTATAAAAGTTGCCAAAAAGCTGTTGATAGTAAAATATAGGCGGCATCATCGAGGTCCTCATCTCAACCTGAGTCGGGCAATACTTTATTCCCCTTCTCTCTATTCTCTCTTTTAATAGATTCATACAAAACTCTTTTGCCTCCTCTTGAGGAGCCTGCTCTAACCACTTACGCATATTGACTCTAGAGTTGAAATGATTAGAAAAATAATGACTTTTATTTTTAAACTTAATTAAGTCCTCAGTCAGCAAGTCTCTACGTGGATAATACTTTTGGTAATATTCAGCCATTCTGAGTTTATGTTTGCGTAGATGCATATGCAACTCTTTTTCTGTCGCAAACTCCTCTCCGTCAACTTTGCATTTAACCATTGAGAGCCTCCTCTGTTGAGATACCAAATATCCTTGCTTTGACTTCGTCCATAGTGGATAGTTTATTTATCTCGTCCTTAATTGTTTTCTTTCTTAACTCTGCCATTTTTATCAACTCTTTTCGACTCTCATCATCCTTCCAAGTTTCAACTAAGTTTAGAATACTTGCGTTGTCATGAACTTGCTTACTTAGCCTATCGCTCCTCTTTTGTTTAAGGTCGCTTAGTAATTTATGCTGTCTGTTTACGGATGAATTGTATTCGTTTTGAGCCGTACTTATGGCTTCCACTAAGCTCATAGATATCCTTCGTCCTTCAGTATCCATCGCTGTTTCGTCTAATAAGTTTGTAAGCCTACCTACTCTTCTCTGAATATTCGATGCTATAACAACCTCTCCCGAAAGAATTATATATTGATCAACCTCCTCTTGGGTTAAATCGGGCTTGTCGTGAGTATACCTAACGAAAGAAGACTCGAAAAGCTCTCTTTCTGTTCCGTTATTATAATTACTCATCTGATGACAGAATCTAAAAGTATGAAGATAACCCATTAACTTTTCTATATCTTTTTTTTGTCTAGGGCTAACCTTATCTTTGTCTATGCCGCTATCTAAAATATATCTATTGATCCTACTCAAAACTCTATCTGGGTGCTTTGGAGGTTTATACTCGTACCTTTCCTGCTCCCCTTCGGGAGTCTCAAAGCTTTCTCCATCCAAACTCTTGCAGTATTCCGTAACCATTCTAGTCTCAGCGCTTAAGCTAGTTAGGTTTTCGTTACTAAATAGTATGCGAGACATCTCTACGTACTTCATTGTCCCTTTGTTGTTACGAATGAACTCTTTGTGTTCTTCTAGAAGTTCCGGTTTGTCGACTTTCTGATATTCGCTAGCAGGGACAGCGTTCAGATCTATTTCACTTAAGAAAGCTTTGACAGCTCTGCCTTCTTTACTCCTACCGTCCCTACCCTCAAAACCTGCTACATCTTGTATCAAATGCATTAAGGATATGTCTACTTTATCTCCAGCGAGAAATCTATCTTTAATCGAAACTAAAGCAAATTTCTGCTCTGGGTTTAAAACTAAATTATCTTCGTTCATAACCAATCCAACTCGTTCCTTTCTAATATTCTCTTAGCTTTACTTATGATAGATTTTTGTATATTTTTAATCTGTTTGTATCCGGGGCTCCTATTCTTCTCGGTAGTTTTAAAGTTTAGTTTTCTAGCTATATCCACTTCCGACTCATTATCTATATAAAAACTTTTGTATACTAACCACTCGTTTGGTTTGAGGGTCTCTTTGAGTTTTTGGTGTAGCTTGATTATTCCAGTTTCTATGCTGGAAGGATGAGTCAGGCTTTCATTCACCTCATTTCTATGGTTCTCAAGCGGAAGAGCCATCTTAACATCGTAGGCTGATTTTTTTTTCAGAACCCATCTTTTATAGAGGGGGCATCTAGAATCCTGAGTTCCATATATAGAGCAAGAAGAGTCTGGTTCCGCAGCCGCACACCTAAGACAAGGCTTGCAGTAATTACTATAATTGTTCCTTATTAAATTTTTAAGCTGATTGGATATGATTCTATTCAACCAAGGTAATAGAGGTTTGCTTTGATCATAAAGGTGCCATTTTTTGAATATATGTATTTTAAGAATCTGAGAAATATCTTCGAAATCCATCCAAGCAATAGAGGTGAGAGTCCACTTATTTTTCCTTTTGGATATCTCTTCGTCTATAGTGCTGATAAAGTCTTCAAATTCTAATTTAACTTTTTCGTTGGGTTTCTTTTTAGCTGCCATCTGTTAATTCTTCTTCGTTTTCCTTAAAAGCTGGCGAAACCAAGTTTCCTAAAGATTGAGAATCCATTTTTGGAAAATACGAAGCATTCATATCTAACTCCAATGGAGGAATATTATCAGGAATTGCGACGTCTTCGTCCTCTTCCTCAGTATTTTTAGTCTCCTTTGTTCCCTTTTCGGCTATTTTGCCTGTAATTAGATTAGAACCACAGGAATTACAGAATTTAGGCTTCTTCAACAAAGAACTCTTTCGGTTTAGAGCCCAACTATTCGAGGCTCCACAGTTCTTGCAATAAGTGGCTTTGTTATATTTAGACATAATTTTTTACAACTAGGTAAATAGTTATT